GTACAGACATTGCATCTAAATCAGAAGTGTAAGCTCCTCCAACTGAACCAGTAATCCAGTTTTTGAATCTTCGATCTTCAGTTTCAGAAGCTCTGTAACGTACGTGTAAGAAAGGACGTCTAATATTAGAACCTAACATTTGATCGTATACTGTTGAAGTTCCAGCAGGAACTAAAACACCATCAATCTCTTTGTCTAATCCTCTTGTAGAAGCATCGTTTAAGTATTTCCAGTCAGTCTTGTAGAAGTCATAAGAACCTCTTCTGAATCCTGAAAATCCAAAGTTTAATGCCATTTCTGATTCGTTATCAAATAAACCATAAGAAGCAGCTTGAGTAGAAGCATAACCTCCACCAGCCATAGCGCCGATCATATCATCAAAGTCAAGAGCCGTAGATCTTGATAAAAATAACATGTTTTCTTCAATAGCACCTTGCTTATCTAAGTTTTTAAGAATTTCATCAAAATCACCTAAAGCACCTGAACCAGGAGCAGCAGCACCAGAAAATCCAGAGTATATATTACCTCTTTTTTCAATAGCAGCAAACATACCTTCAGTACCTAGTATATTGTCTCCAGATAAAGAAGAAGCATTACCATTAGCTAGTTTTGAATCAACACCTTCAACCATCATCATTTCAAGATAATCTTCAAAACGTAATCTAGTTTCAGACTCAGCTTTTAGATACCATAAGTATCCAGATGTTCCGTCTTCAGTAGCAACTTCAACCCACCCAATTTGAGCAGTATCAGAACCGTTGATTTCGTACTTATCTTTGATAATTACAGGTCTATTAGCATACTGAGTAAAAGATGGCTCAATAGAACCGTCCATACCAGGTGTTCCTTTTTTAAATTCAGAACCGTATACAAACATGTTAATACCTTTTGTATTTAATAAACCAGCAGGTAGTGTGTCAGCACCGTATACTTTAGCAGTAAATTTAGTGTTACTTGTAGTTAAACTAGTTACATAAACTTTAGCAGTTACTAAACCAGTAGCTTGATCAGATAAAAGAACAGTTTGACCTACTCTAATAGCTATTTCAGTTGTTTCTGTATCTGTTAAATCAGGCTCAATTGTATAAACAGCACTAGCTGGACCAGTAATATTAGCTTCTAGTCCTTTGTAGGCTACGTGTAATCTATTTTGTTCAGACCAAATTACTTGATCAGAAGTCATAGGCATTTCAGCTCCTACCATTCTCAAGAAACCAGACAAAGTCCTGTTTCCGTATCTCTCCACTTCTTGCTCATAAAGCTCAGGAAGATATTGTTGTGCGAAAGTTCCACCACCACCTGACGAATTGAAATCTAAGAAGTTTCCAATTGTTGTCATTCTAGCTTGTGAAGGAACTATACTTGCGGGAAAACTCCCACCAGATAAACTCATAATTTTTAGTTTTTAGTTTTTATTTCTCTTTTGTATTTTTAATTTAGAACTATCAACACCTGATACTGACTTTACTTTAAAACCACCTATAAAAATATCTCCGTTATTTTGAGGTCTAGAAGCTGTTTCTATATTTTTAGATTTATTTACAAGGTCTTTAATGCCATCGGCTTTACCTTGTTCATAAAAATGCTGCGCTATCGTATCGGAGTTTTGTGCTGCATATATAGCTTTGTGGTAACCTTTATAGTCTTTTATACTCCCATCTTCACCCATGAACTTCTGGATAAAATTGGCTATATCTGACTGTTGTTCAGCTACTTTTTTTACGTCATTTACACCATATCTAAAGTTTTTATCACCTAAGTTAAACTCAAAACCTTTGAAATCCTCAGATAAGTATTCTTTAGTAGTGTTTAAAAATGATTCGTGTAAAGTTTTCTCTTGTTGTACTTCTTTATTGTATCTATTGAAAAAGTCCATAGCTTTTTGTTGTTCCTGAGTAACGCCCGGTCTCAACTTGATCTCGTCGTAATATTTACTCTTGGTGTCTTCCAAAAAGTTTTTGGCCTTAGCAATTTCTTCTTTAAAAGCGAGTTTCTTTTTCTTTATATCTCGCTCTTCGTCCATTTCTTCATCATACGAAAAGTTGTCTTCCATAATGAAATTAACTTCCTCTTGATTTAGATGTGGTTTAGTATTTTTATAGTATTCTTTAAGTAGAGTATCTTCATCTATAGAAGAGTAATCTCTATTTAGTCTAACGTAGTCTTCGACTGTACCACCAGTTTCTTTCATAAAACTAACTAGTTTTTCAACATTTTCTGGAAGTTCTATTTTAGGAGTATCTACTTTAGTTACTATTTCTTTTTTAGGTTCTTCAATATCTTCTTTTTTATCTATTACAGATATTGGGTTTGAAGTGTCTTTATTAGTTTTTATTACTTCTTCTTTAGTATCTTCTTTTACTTCTTCTTTAACCTCTTCTTTTACTTCTTTTAAATTAACTTTAGGAGTTTCTTTTAAATCAACTTTAGGTGTTTCTTTAATTTCTTCTTTTTCTTTAGTCTTACTTAAATCAACTTTTGAATCCTCTTGTTTTTTAGCAAGTTTTTTTGGTTTTTTCTTTACCTTAAATTCTCCTTGTGTTAATTCTCCTCCTTTTGTTTCTTTTATTTCTTCTGACATAATATAATATAATAATTAATAATAATTGTTAAATTACTCTAACAATGGGTCTACTTGATTTTTTTCAAAATTAGTTGGTAATAAATCATTTTTTCGTTGATCTATCATTTGGCTTTGTTGTGTGGCTTGTATTCTTGTTCTTTCGTCTTTACGGTTTTCTATTTCAGCTTCTTTATTGCTTATAATATCTAAATCCATTTGTTTTAGTTGCTGGTCATAACCAAACTGAATCTCCATTAACTGTCTTTTAATTTCAGCTTCTTGTTGTATTTTGTTTATACCAAACTCAGATTTACCTTGTTCTATTTGTAAAGTTGTTTCAGCTAAAGCTTGTTGTTTTTGCATTTCAGCTAAAGCTCCTCTTTCAGCTGCTTCTGCATTTGCATTAGCCTGTGCTTGAATATTTGCTTGTTGAGCTTTTTGATCAGCTTCTTGTTTTTGTTTTCTTTTTATTTTAAGAAGTTGATTAGCTAATTTAAGATTGTTAATTTGTCTAATATCTATAGCGTCTTCTAGGTTTATTCCACCTTGTTTCATAGCAACTTGAATATTTTGCTCTAGTTGAGCTTTTTCTTCCTCGTCAGGTACTAGCTCTAAATATATCCCAAAGTCAGCCATATTCAGCTTATGCATGTCTTCTAGTGTTCCAACATTATATGTGCTTAAACTAGAATTAAGAGCTGATTTAGTTAAAGGATATTCTAAAGCATCTGATATTCTTAAAGAAATATTTTCACATGTTTTAACTGTTAAATACAATAGTGATTGTAGTAGGTGCTTAGTTGCTACGTTTGAACTAGCTGCAGCAAGTTTTTGTAAGCCTACTAGCGAATCTGAATTAGGCATAGTACCATCTCTAGCCTCGTTAAGCCCCGTAACATCTCTCATCATTTGTAAATAATATTGATAAGTCTGTATTAAAGCTTGAGTTTTAGCACCACCTGAAGAAGTTTGAAGTTCTTGAATTGGTATTTTGCCTCTATTAACGTCGCCATCTTGTGTTAAAGATCTACCTAATATACTACCAGTTTGGAAATACATATTAAGAGCTTCTGCAGGATTATAGTTTGTTCCGTTTCCTAAGTCAACCTCTGCCAAACCATCTACATCTAAGAAAACACCATCAGGTACTATTCTTGATAATACTTGTTGTAGTTTTAAATGAGTTAGTTGTATCATGTCAGCAAAACCAGTCATTCTACTAACTAAAGATTCTATACGCCCTTTATACATTTTAGGAGCGCAAAGCGTATAATTCATATTAACCTTAACAACATTAGCTTCAGGCCTAACCATGTTTCTTGCAAGTTCCCATCTTAACATTTTATCATGTCCTAAGACTTTAGCGCCTTGATACAAAACCTCTATAGATCTATAAACTCTTTGAAAGTTATCATTTTCTGGAGGGTTAAACTCGTCATTTTTTTCAATAGCTTTTTCTAAACCAGTAGCTGTTTCTTTTATTTTAAAAACTTGGTTTTGATAAGTCTTATATTCAAAGTATAATACTGGAACATTGTTAGTATCGTTTCTACCGTTGAATTGATAAGCATAATTACTTCTGTTAGGATATTTTTCTATTTCTCTTAATTCTTCATCAGTTATATTAGGAAATTCCTTTTTTAATTCTCCTAAATTAATACTCTTTACTTCTCCTATATACCATAGATCTTGAAAATTAGGATCTTCTGTATAAGAATAAACTAAATCAGCTGGATCAACGTATTTTACTGTAACACCTTCTGATAGATTAAAATCTGTTTTAACAGCACTTATTCCTAAAACAACTAAATCATTAGCCATTCTTCTTTTTACTAACTCATACTTATTAAAATCTAAAGTATTGTTAATTGCTTCTTCTTCTGCTATTTCAACCGATTGCTTATAATCTAACTGCATATGTATATCTAACTCTTCACGATTCTGAGGTAATTCCTCAGGGTTTGAAGTAGAATACATATTTAATCCTGTAACTTGTTTTATTTGTTCAATAAGCTTTTTAGCTTGTATATCTCTTAACAAGTGCTCAGCATATTTAGTTCTAGCAGCTAAAGAAACAGGATCTTGAGCATAAGCTTTTATATCATAAAGCTTAGTGTCTAATCCATTAACAACTATATCTACAAATTTAGGTATTATAGGAACAGGTTTCCAGTCTAAATTTAAATAAGATAAATCTCCATTTATTGCTAGTTCGTCTTTATATTTTTGAACAGACTGTTCTCCTCTTGCATATAGTCTTAAGTTTCTAAAGTTATTGTAGTTAGTATTAAACCTACCACTTACACCAGTACGAGTACCAGCGAACCAATCACCTTCAATTGCTCGA